TCCATATTTGCTAGTGACATGGCTATTGGGCGTTATACAGCGCAAAGAGCCGGCATCGGAATTAACGCAGGAAGAATCCGCGCAGTTAACTCGAAAATTCGTGGAGGCGAAGTCGCGCATACCGGAGTAATTCCGTTTCTTAAGAAGTTTGAATCTACCGTAAGATGTTGCACACAAAACGGTGTGCGAGGTGGTTCAGCAACTGTACACTTTCCGCTATGGCACTTAGAGATTGAAGATATTCTTGTTCTTAAAAACAACAAAGGTACAGAAGACAATCGTGTACGTAAATTAGATTACTCAATCCAGTTGAACAAGACTATGTATGAACGCCTGTTAAGTGGCGGGGACATTACTCTTTTCTCGCCACATGATGTGCCAGGACTATATGAAGCATACTTTGGTGACCCAGATGCTTTTAAAGAAATGTATGAAAATTATGAACGCAAAACTAGCATTCGTAAAAAGAAAATATCAGCAATGGAACTGTTCTCAGACTTAATCAAAGAACGTGCAGAAACAGGACGCATCTACATTATGAATGTAGATCATTGCAATACACACAGTTCATTTAAAGACACAGTGTTTATGAGTAACTTGTGTCAAGAAATTACTTTGCCTACAGATCCGTTACAGCACATAGACGATAGCGAAAATGCAGAAATTGCTTTATGTATCTTAAGTGCGATTAATGTAGGAGTCATTAAGCAATTATCTGATCTTGACGATCTGTGCGATCTTGCTGTTAGAGCCCTTGAAGAAATTATTGACTATCAAAGGTATCCTGTAGCCGCAGCCGAAATAAGCACTAAAGCACGAAGGTCGCTCGGTGTTGGTTATATCGGCTTAGCACACTATCTTGCAAAACATCATGCAAAGTACGAAAGCCCAGAGGCTTGGAAACTAGTGCACAATTTAACAGAAGCATTCCAGTATTATCTACTAAAAGCGTCTAACAAGTTAGCAAAAGAAAGAGGCGCATGTGAGTACTTTAATCGCACCAAATATAGCGACGGTATATTACCTATTGATACTTACAAGAAAGATGTTGATAACATTGTAGAAAACAAGTTAGCCTACGACTGGGAAGAATTAAGAGCAGATATTAAAGAGCATGGATTACGCCACTCTACATTGTCAGCACAAATGCCAAGTGAAAGTTCAAGCGTAGTGTCAAATGCAACAAACGGCATTGAACCTCCACGCGGTTATCTAAGTGTTAAGAAGTCTAAAAAAGGACCACTAAAGCAGATTGTCCCACAATATCAAACACTTAAAAATCATTACACATTGTTGTGGGACATGCCTAGCAACGAAGGTTACATCAACATTGTCGCAGTGATGCAAAAGTTTTTTGATCAGGCAATTAGCGGAAACTGGAGTTACAACCCTACGCAGTTCCCTGATAACGAAGTTCCGATGAGTGTAATGATGCAAGACTTACTTAATACATATAAATATGGATGGAAGACTTCTTACTATCAAAACACTTACGATTATAAGAGCGATGCTGACATCGAAGACGAAAAGCCTCAAGAAGAACTTGCTCCTAGTCAATTAAGTGATAACGAAGAAGAATGTGAAGCATGTGCAATTTAATGCTTGACAAATAACAAAATATAAGTATAATAACTTGATAAGGAAAAATTATGGCTAAGACAGTTTTTAATCAGGAAAAAGTAGACTTCACGAAGCAGAACATGTTCTTCGGTCCAGATCAGAATACTCAACGTTATGATGTTTTCAAATACCCAGTGTTTGACAAATTAAATCAAACAATGCTAGGATATTTTTGGAGACCAGAAGAAGTTAGTTTGCAAAAAGATCGTGCAGACTATGTAAACTTTCGTCCTGAACAAAAACATATCTTTACATCAAATTTAAAATATCAAACGTTGTTAGATTCAGTACAAGGCAGAGGTCCTTGTCTAGCATTTCTTCCTTACGTAAGCCTGCCAGAATTAGAAGGTTGCATTGTTACTTGGGACTTTTTTGAAACAATTCACAGTCGCAGTTACACGTACATTATGAAAAACGTGTACGCAGATCCAAGTGAAGTTTTCGATACAATTTTAGATGATGAATACATTATTGCTCGTGCAAAAAGTGTAACAAAAAACTATGACGCATTTACAGATGCCGCTGCTCAATTCCAGTATAAAAAAGTGGGCAGTATGAGAGATGTAAAGAAGAAATTATTCCTTGCTATGATGAATGTTAACATACTAGAAGGCTTGCGTTTCTATGTATCATTTGCTTGTACCTTTGCGTTTGGTGAACTAAAACTAATGGAAGGTTCTGCTAAAATCATTTCTTTAATTGCAAGAGACGAAAGTCAACATCTTGCAATTAGCACACACATTCTTAAGAACTGGATGCAAGGCAAAGACGATCCAGAAATGAAGAAGATTGCAAAAGAGTGTGAAGAAGAAGTTTATGCTATGTGGAAAGACTGTGTAGATGAAGAAAAACGTTGGGCAGATTATCTCTTTAAAGACGGTAGTATAATTGGTCTTAACGAAACACTGTTAGGACAATATGTTGAACATATTGCTAACAGAAGATTAAAAGCATTAGGTTACAATACTATCTTTGATGCACCAGTTAATACAAACCCTCTACCTTGGACCCAGCATTGGTTAAACTCTAGTGGTTTACAAAATGCTCCGCAAGAAACAGAAATTGAATCTTACGTAATAGGTGGAATTAAACAAGACGTTAATTCTGACGTCTTGAAAGGATTTACATTATGATAGAAATATATGGCAAAGATGCTTGTCCACATTGTGTGCAAGCAAAAGCACTTGTAGAATCTAAAGGACTAGAATATACTTACAAGTTATTAGATAAAGATTTTACTAGAGAGGAAATTTTTGAAATTTTTCCTGGTGCAAGAACTTTCCCACAAATCAAAGTTGATGGTGAATCAATTGGCGGCTATGCAGAACTCCAACAGAGGCTTCTAGGTTAACACATGCCCTACGTAGAAAAAACAGGTACAACTGCTATTAAATCTCAATTACAACAATGGAAAGGCATCATGCACGATCCAATGATTGACGGATTTAACGGCTGGGGCTGCAAACAGAAAATCTACGAAATATTATGGGCTGCTCAATCTGCATTAGAAGACGCTCCTACATATGCAGGCGAAAAAGAATATCTCAGAGAGCATGATAAAATAAAAATGCTCGACGCACTTAAAAGGAGATCTTAACTGTGGTTTACCGCGTAAGTAGAGACGTAGACACTGCATCCGGAGACTTAATACCCAGTTCTTCAGACATTTTTGTAGAAGATGAACTAATTATTTTAAACGGTGATAGTGTTGTAAGTCACGGTAGTGGATCACATGCTGCCGCTAAAGTTGTTGTGTCATTTACAAGTGATGTATTTGGTAATGATAAACTAGTTGCTGTAGAATTTGATGCAGGACCGCCAGCAACTGGTGATAAAGCATCATGTGGAGACCCTCTAACCGCTTCTCAAAGCACTGTTTTTGTAAACAACCAATAAAAGGATAATCATGTTAATAGATACCCCGTATAAAGAAAACGATGTTATCAGCATCAAATTAACTTCTGGCGAAGAATTAGTTGCAAAATTAGTGTCCGAAGACACAAGTGTTGTAACCATTAGTAAACCTTTGTCTCTTACCGCTACTCAACAAGGCATGGGGTTGACACCTTTTATGTTTACAGTTGACCCAGAAGCAAAATTTAAAATCAATCAAACATCAATTGTTTGTATTGTTAAAACACTAGAAGAAATGGCTAGTAATTATATACAGAGTACAACAGGACTTAAGATTTAATCTTAGTCATATTATAAGGAGAAAATAATGACACTACATGAAGAAATAGTACAAGCGTTTAACAACTACTTAAAAGAAGCAGAAACTTTTGATGACAAAGGTGTTAAGGCTGCGGCTACTCGTGCTCGTAAGGCATTAGGCGAATTAGGAAAGTTAACTAAAACTCGTCGTGCTGAAATTCAAGAAAAAAAGAACGCAATGTAAATATACTCTGTTTATGATAAATACTTCATGATGAGGGATTTATTTTATGTATGAGTATAATTGTAAAATTGTTAAAGTTGTCGACGGTGACACAGTTGACGTTGACATAGATCTTGGCTTTGGAATGTGGCTAAGAAATGAACGAGTTAGAGTTCATGGTATTGACACGCCAGAATCAAGAACCCGTGATAAAGTTGAAAAAGTGTTTGGCTTAGCCGCAAAGAAATTTGTACAAAGCAAATTACCCAAAGGGTCTAGCCAAACTCTAGTAACTGAAAAGCCTGGAGACGAGTCAAAAGGTAAGTTCGGACGTATTCTAGGAAAATTTAGAATATACGATCCAAAAACTGACAGTTGGGACTTTATGGGCAATGTTATGATACGTGAAGGACATGCAGTAGCATATCACGGACAGAACAAAGATGATATACAAGAACAACATTTAAAAAATAGAGAAATACTTTTGGAAAGCGGTTATGTTCCAAAAGCAGAGTACGACGAAGCCGTAGCAAAAATGGCTAAGTAAAAGTTGACAGTATATAAAACTCCTGCTATATTATATAAACGTAATAAGCAGGAGTTTTTTTATGACTATGCACTTAGCACAAGGCTTGTCAACAATTAACACACGTAAGAAAAAACTAAAACCCGTTACAAAAAAAGAACTAGAAAAATACACTCTAGATTGGCGTAAACACAATAAAGAAATGCGCCAAAAACATATGCATGACCTGCAATATGCTACTGTAGAAGATTACATAGCATATTGCAGAGGACAGGTGAAATTCAAACCTATTACATCCTCATTAAAACCCGAGAAAAAATATCATCGCGAAACACCTAAATACAAAAGCCTGATGGAAGAGTCTGTCAAAGATGGTAGTTTCTTCAAAAATAAACATAGTGGTGGTACTCCAAAGAAAGAACCACAAAAATATACAGGCACATTGATTAAGGGTATCGCAACTATGCACAAAAGCAATGCAGTCCCTGTAATCGACGAGCAATATGCCAAAGATATTGCTAGTATGCGTAGATAGGGGGCAA